GAAAGCAGCCAAAGAATTAGGTTATAAATATGAAATATGGGTTTATAACAATAAAAAAGAAAAAGTAAGTTGTTACGGTTAATGCTATTAATAAAGTGTAGGATTAAATTAATATTTTAAACAATATAATTATTCTGTCTATTTTCTTCTATGTTTTTTCCCTCCCTGTATATTTTTCCTTGTTTTATTATTATTATTATTAACAAAAGCAATTGATTTATCTATGGTTAAATCAGCGTAAACATCAGGAGCATTTGTTAAATGTGGGTATCTATAACTAACAAAACATATTGCGCAAAAAACAGACCCGTGTTCCTGATCAACTTTAATATCATCATAAATAAAAATTTTACCGGGATGGATTTTATAACCACTATCGGTAATATTATCTTTATACATTGTTGTTGTACCTTTTATATTTCCATATCCACGCCTTTTAATCATTCCAGCAATAGAAATTATTAAACTATCTTCTGCTTCTTTTCTTGTTCCTGAACCCGAATATTCACAAGCGAAACCGCCAAAATACACGCCATTTGGATCTATTATTGTTGTTATCATAACTGCTGCGCTAATATGCTCTCCTCTTTTACCATTTGATTGCGCTTTAATCACTTCCAATACCTCGCCCCAATTTATTCTCTTCAATCCTTCTTGCTTTGGTATTTCTTTTGCGCCAGCAGGAATAACACTTGTGTATTCAATTACATTTGAATTTTGTATTCCAGCATCATTTAACGCAGCATCGTATGAGCCAGTTTCATATGGAAGACCTTCAGAACCAGCGTCGGATTCACCTTTTCCTTTTGTTAAAAAATATTCGTATGGTACTCTATTACCTAAAACTAAAAAATTATCCATTTATATAATATTTTAATATATTATTTAAATGTTTTTGTGTTTATAAAAAGTTTGGTTATAATTATGATAAAAAGACAATAAAACTTGTTACGATTAATGCTATTAATAAAGTGTGTATCTATAATTATCTTGGATGCGAGCGAAAGCACCATCTGGAGTAGATTCCTTAGCACTAGGCATTGTTCCATATAAGAATTGACCAAAACTTGCTTGATCACCAGGTTGAACACGAGTATTAGCTGTGCTAAAAAATGCTCTATTTGATTGGTCTAGTTCAAACTCTTGATAAAGGTCACCAAAAAGTTGTTTATTAGTATTTTTAATGCTAGGGTTCATCATTTGGACAGAACGTTTGACATTTTTGGTAATATCTTCATCAACATCAACGTTAAAACTAGGTGGAGCAGATTTTCTCTCTGGGTCATCATTGATTTGAGTTAATAAAACATTGCTAAATGGATTCTTTTTGGTTCCTTCCTTAAATTCTGTCTTTAAAACTGAATCTAAAGTAACTGGATTAACATAAGAGGCCGGCTTTTTATCAAACATTCCGGTAACTTCGTTTCCTTGAACCTTAAATCCTTCATTTAACATTTCTTTGGTAATTTTTTGTTTTCTCATGGTAAATAGTACAAAAACAACAGCTAATGTTAAACCTCCGACAAGTAAAATTCTTTCAGACATTGTCGAAATATATCCTAAAATTGTGATTAAGATAACAAGTCTTGTTATAGCATTTAATTTTTGTTCATAACACATATTTGTTGTAGGCCATAATTCTAAAATATATTCTTTATTAAATAAGACCGTGGGATCATTGGACCAAAATTGTATTGTCATTATATATATATTAACTATTACTTAATTTTTATAAATTTTGTTATAAAAATTAATTATTAAATTTATTTTTTACCCTTCTTCTTTTTCTTACCATCATTAGTAGGCTTTGCTCCTCTTGGTGTTCTCTCTACTTTTTCAGCAGAACCAAATAGTTTTAATAATTCTTCTTCAGAATACTTTGGTGTTTGTTGAGATTGTTGAGCTTGATGGGCTTCTTGCTCCATTCGTAATTTTGCGGTTGCTTCAGCTTTTGCTCTAATTCTTTCTTTAGTTTTAGCCATTTTCATTCTGCTATTTAATTGTGCTTCCATTGCGCCCATATTTACCTTTCCTCCCATTCCTGCCATACCAGCCATACCAGCCATACCACCCATTCCCATTTTACTTAACATTGCTTGAATATTATCCATTCCGGGCATATTTTTCATTTTATTCATGATTTCAGTAGCTTCGGCAATTAATTCAGACTCTTTAAGTTCACCTGATTTCATTTTGCCATCTAATTTATCTCCAACTGTTTTAACCAATCCCATAAGCTTGGTTGGATTTTTCATTAATTTTTGAAATACGTCTTTCATGTCAGTTGCGTCTTCAAAATCAACATTTAAATTTGAAGCAGCATCTTCAGCAATTTCTCGCGCCAATTGTCCTAATTTACCATCTAACATACCTGTAATGTGGTCGTGTATTTGGTTGGCATCTGGCATATTCTCCATATTAATTCCTGAACCAATTCCTTGCCCTAAATTTCCACTTACATCAAACAAGTTCTGCATATGAGACAAAGTTTCTTCTAATTTGCCTTTAAATTCGTCACCATTAATAGCTTCAAACATTTTTGCGGTGTCACCAAAAGCATCTTTGTTCTCAATTGTGCCAATAATAGCAAACATAATTAATTGAAGATATTTCCAAATTGTATCGCGTGTATTTTTAGAGATGTCACACTGCCATATGTTTTTGAAATGAATATTTGGGAGAAACTCAGTGTCAATATCTGAATCTTCTTTAAACATGTCTTCATTTTGGTATAAAATATCGAAAAATCTTGGTGGAAACTTTTTCTGACAAAAATTAAACAATAATTTAGTTGACTTTTCTACAGACTTTTCATAGGCTTGGGTTCTATCATCTTCATTATCGATATAATTATAGTGGGCTTTATCCTTCCACCATTTACTAATAAATGTCTCGTATTCAGGGAATGTTGTTTTTAAATCTTTAACAAAATCTCTTATAACCTTAGTAAATTCTTCAGGAATTGATTTACTTTCTTCTGTCATATTTATAATTATAAATTAAATATATTTAAATTAAACTAACATAAATATATTATTTTTTATTTTTACTTTAATATTATTAAATATTTTTAATAAGAATAACCTGGCGGTGGGAGACCATTTCTACTCCATTCCCCATATCCGCCATCGCTAGCACAATAATGTCCACCTGCAACACATCTAAATATATTTATGTTTGTTTGCCCTTGTGTGTTTCTAGCGTTTGTAATTTCCGGTGTCATCTTCCATGTACGGCCACTACATCTTAATTGTGATAAAATCGCAGGATCGCAACCAGGAGGAACCCCTGGTGTTGGTGCAAAAGGTGGATTAAGTATTTTATCATTTATATCCTTAAAATTTTTGTTCAAATCATCAAACCTAGAGTTAATTCCAGCAATGTTGGCTCCTATCTGATTCAATCCATCCACGATAGCATTTGTTCCTGTAACTTGGTTGTCTATTATTGCTTTCGTATTTTTTGCGTCAGCATCGATTTGTGCTTGCGTAAGTTGTTTGTTAGCATCAATTTGTGCTTGAGTAAGTTGTGCATTAGCATCGATTTGTGCTTGTGTATTTGCTGCGTTAGCATCGATTTGTGCTTGTGTATTTGCTGTGTTAGCATTTATTAGAGCGGCATTATTTGCATTTGCTGCGTCAATTTGTCTTTTAACATTTTCATCATTTCTATTGGCAATATCGTTTTGCTGTTTAATAATTTCATTATGTTGTTGCCTTTCTTGTTCTTGTCGATCTTCATGCCGACGCTGCTCATTTAATGCTGCCTGATATCTAGCTTCAAGATCATCAATATGGCGATCTTGTTGTTGTTTTGCTATACTAATCTGTGTTCTTTGTTGATCTAATTGTAGTTGTTGATTTTGGTATCCTTGGGTTAATTGTTTATCTTTACCCGATAAAGTATCTTGTTGAAACATTTGTAGAGCTCTATTAGCTTCAAGTTGTGCTTTTTCCTTACGTTGTTCAGATAATGCTTTATTTTGTTTATATAGAGTACTTAAATATTGTTCGGTTCTTTTTTCTACAACTTCTTCTTGTGTTTTAAGTTGGGTTTTTAAGCTACCAATATTACTTGCTATTATTTGTCTTTGTTGGTTGTTAGCTTGTATTTTGACACTATTTGTTTGTTTTTTCAACTCAAGTTTTATGTTTTCAAACTTTTTATTAATCATTTGTTGTATTTGTCCTTTATAACTTTTCATAATAGTTTCTTTCATTTGTTTAGGAGTAAATTGTTTTCCTCCATAATAATATTTACCATTTTCTTCTGCAATTTTACCGCTTTTTTTAAATTCTAAGAGTATTTGATTTATCGACTCTTGAGCTAAAATTTCACCAATTTGTTTAGGGTTTGTACTGAAAGATATTCCATATTTTTGTATAAGTTGTTGAGTACTACTAGTATCAGTTGATGATTGTCTCTTATTTACTGATGCTAAAATGTTAGCATATTGTTTATCTTTGTCTGTATCTGTAGCTTCTTTTTTTTGGGTCAATGCTTGATTCATTTTATATATTAAGATTATAAAATATAATTATTAGATTTAACTATAATAAAATTTTATAATCTTAATATATAAAATGGCTGATACACCAAAAGAAGAAGTAAAAGAATCCGATAAAAATATAGGAGAACCTCTTGTCAATACTATGGATTCCTCTAAATTCGTATCTTTAGATAATCTAGATGATATAAAAAAAAATTTAGATGATGGAACTATTAAAGATATTAACATTACTGATGATAAAGGGAATACGGTTTTACATACAAACTCAGCTAAAGGTAATTTAGCTATTATAAAATATTTGCTGGAACATGTTCCACCTTCAGATGTTAATAAGCAAAATAATGATGGCGATACACCATCACATCTGGCTGCTATTGCTGGTAATTTACGAGCTCTAAAATTATTATTTAAGAGCGGAGCAGATGGTGATATTAAAAATAAAAAAGGATTTACACCATTAGAATATGTTTCTGAATTGAAAAAAGAAGGTAACTCTTCTGAAGATATTGAAGAGGTTATCAAGTTTTTAGAAAAGGATAAACAAGGTACGACAACTTTAAAGGATTATTATGATACAATTCCACAAGAAGAAAAGAAGGAAGAAAACGACGATGATTTTGCTGAGTATAATGATTCTAAAATAGATAACGACGATGACTTGGAAGATACTCCTGATAATGTAACATGGAAAGAAAATAAAGCAAAAATTAAAGCGTTATATTCCGTTAAAGGAATTACTCAGAATTTGGTAAATTATGGTAATAATTTAATTTTATTTTATGAAAAGAAAATTTCAGCTGTTAAAGAATTAATAGAAAGAAAATCGTCGGACAGTAAAAAAAATTTTGTAGGTGATGTTACCATTCAAGATGAGCAAAAGAAAAATATTGGTGAAATGTTATGGAATGATCCAAGTACAAAAAAATTGACAGACGATGAAAAATTGGCTTTAATTTCAGGATATTATGGTGAAATCGGTAGTCAAGCAGAAGAAATTATGGAAAAAGATTATAATGATAGAAATAGAACAATCAAGTATCTTTTATTAATAAGAGAATATGAAGCAAATATTGAAAGCATCCAAAATTCTATTAATATTAAGGGTGCTATTCAACTTGAATCATCTACTGAAGCTGATACAGCTGATTTTTTTGATAATTCAGCCCTAATTTGGCAGGGTGGTAGTAAAAAAATAATGCGCGGAGGCGCTAATAAAAAATTATTAGAACTTTATACATTACTTGTCGAAGAATACAAAAATGCTGTTAATAGTCCAATAAATGACCCAGAATTACAAACATATATGATTCAATATCTTGATAAACTTCAGTTTTTAATTGCTGACCCTGCGAATATTGATACTGTACAATTTAAAGAAGTATGTCAACAGTTACTTGACAGAATTAATTTTTTAGAACAAAATCAACATGGTGGTCAAACTGGAGGTGTGGATACTGATTCTGATGAAGAGGATGAAAATCCTGGATTTTTACGTAGAATAGGGAAAAAAGCATCTAAAATAGCATCTAAAGTAGTAACAGGTGCCCTCGGTTTAGATAATGAGAGTCATTTTGGTTCGCATGAAATCGGAAATGAAGAGGGTGACGAGAAACAACAGGTCCAACATATTGAAGATAATTTGGAGGGGACGAGAACGAATGATCCTTCAGACGTACTTAATGGACCTGGCGCAACTCAAGG